GGAAGGAAACCCCGTCAAGCTGATTGTGGACGGAACCCCCATGTTCTATGGGTTTGTGTTCACCAAGAAGCGTGACAAGGGCAACACTATTGATGTGACCGCCTTTGATCAACTGCGATACCTGAAGAACAAAGACACCATCACAGAAGAAGGGCTGAAGGCTTCTGATCTTCTGAAGCGCCTTGCAACCGATTTCCGGTTGAACCTTGGCACTGTGGAAGATACCGGGTACACCATGGAAACCGTTGTGGAGGAAAACCAAACCCTGTTTGATATGATCCAAAACGCCCTTGATGAAACCCTTCTGAATACCAAACAGCTTTATGTTCTGTATGATGATGTTGGGAAGCTGACCCTGAAGAATATCAATTCCATGAAGGTTGGGCTTCTGATTGATGCGGAAACCGGCGAAAACTTTAGCTATGAATCCAGCATTGATGTTCAGACCTATAACAAAATCAAGCTGGCCTTCAATAATGAAAAGACCGGTAAGCGGGAACTGTATGTGGTTCAGGATGGTGACAAAATGAACCAATGGGGTGTTTTGCAGTATTTTGAACAGATTCAGACCGCCACCGGTGCCGCCGCAAAAGCTGAAGCCCTTTTGAAACTTTACGATCAAAAAACCCGTAAGCTGACGATCAAGAACGCCTTTGGTGATGTTCGGGTAAGGGCGGGAACAGCGGTAATGGTTTCCCTGAACTTGGGTGACATTATCGCCAATCAGTTTATGGTGGTTGAGAAAGTCACCCACACCTTCAGCGGAAGCAAACACATGATGGAACTGAACTTGATTGGGGGTGAATTCATTGCCTAACGCTGTTGAAGCTGTGAAAAGGGCCGCTGTTGAAGCGGTGGAAGCCGGGAAACCGGTGAACCTGTTGTTTGGTCAGGTTATTTCCGCTTCACCCCTGAAGATCCAAGTGGATCAGAAGGCCATTTACACAGAAAAAATGTTGGTGCTTACCCGAAATGTCACTGATTTTGAAGTTGATATGACGGTGAGCCACAAAACAGAGATCATCACCCACGGCCACCCGGTAACAGACACCTACACCGGGGGCGGTGTGGCTGAAGATATAGACCATGATCACCCCATTGTGGGCCGAAAGAAATTCAAGGTTCACAATGCCCTTGTGGTGGGTGATTGGGTTCTTCTGGCCCGGATTCAAAAGGGCAAAAAATTTGTTGTGCTGGATCGGATTAAACCCAACCCGGCATTGAAGGGGGAATGGGTATGATTCCACAGGTTCAGGACGATTTGAAACAGGATTTCACCTTTGAGGTTTTGCCAAGCAGAACTTTCAGGATGAACCACAATTCCTTGACGATCATCGGAACCATTGACCAAATCCAAGCGGTGGAACAGGCGGTTTTCCTGATCCTGAACACTGAACGCTATCAGTGGTTGATCCATTCTTGGAACTATGGCGTGGAACTTCATCACCTGATCGGAAAAGATGTGGAATACTGTATTCCTGAAATTGAACGGGTGATCCGGGAAGCCTTGCTTCAGGATGATAGGATCACCGCTGTTCAGAACTTTGAATTTGAAGTGAACAAAAAGAAAGTGCTGACTACCTTCACGGTGGTCAGCATTTTTGGCGAAATCAACACAGAAATGGAGGTAGAAATCTGATGTATGAGGCGCAAACCTATCAAGAAATTTTGGCCCGGATGCTTCAGAAGGCCCTTTCCATCAACAGCAACCTTGACACCCGTGAAGGTTCGCTGGTTTGGTATGGGGATGCCCCCGCCGCCGTGGAACTGCAAAATCTGTATATTGCCCTTGATACGGTGCTGAATGAAACCTTTGCCGATACCGCAAACCGCCCTTACCTGATTTTGAGGGCGGCGGAAAGGGGCCTTTCCCCGCAACCGGCAAGCCCCGCAATTTTGCAGTTGGTCATTACCCCCACAAGCCTGTTCTTGCCTTTGAACACCCGCTTTTCCATTGGGGAACTGAACTATTATGTTTCGGCGGATCGTGGTAATGGCACCTATGAAATCACCTGTGAAACCGTGGGTGAAGCCGGTAATGACTACACCGGAACGGTGATCCCCATTGAGTATGTGGAAGGGCTGGAAACCTGTACCGTTACATCCATCTTGGTTCCCGGTGAGGATGAAGAAGATACCGAAACCTTCAGACAGCGTTATTTCAATAGCCTGAACGCCCAAGCCTTTGGCGGCAACCGGATTGACTACATCGAAAAGGTGAACGCCATTCCGGGCGTTGGCGGTGTGAAGGTTTACCGGGCTTGGAACAGTGAGTTGAAACCCGCTGAATTCATTCCCCCGGCTGAAACGCTGGAATGGATCAACGGCCTTTCTGATGTTCCTGAAGCGGTGAAAACTTGGCTGGATGCCGTGTATGTTGCCGGTAAGAACCAACAGTTGACGGTGGGCGGAACTGTGAAGCTGGTAATCATTGATAGTACCTTTATGGTGCCTTCTGAAGTGCTGGTGGATCAGGTGCAAACCGCTGTTGACCCCCTTCAGAACGCCGGTGAAGGCGTGGGTATTGCCCCCATCGGCCATGTAGTCAGGGTGGAAGGCGTTGGTGAAGAAATGGTTGATCTGTCCTTTGCCCTGTACTACCAGCGGGATTGGACTTGGGATGATGTGGCCGGTTATGTAACTGAAGCCATTGAAGGCTATTTCAAGGAACTGGCGGAAAGTTGGGCTGATCAAGATGAAGCCCTTGTGGTTCGTATCAGCCAAATTGAAAGCCGCCTGTTGAGTATTCCCGGTATTTTGGATGTTGCCAACACCAAGATCAATGAGGAAGCCGCCAACTTCACCTTGGAACTGGATTACATTCCGGTTTTGGGTAATATCACGCCTATGGAAATCACGATCAGTTGATGAAGGGAGGAATAACACATGGATAGACGGTTGATCAATTACCTTCCTTTCATCATCCGTGATTATGCGGAATTTCAGGGGATCATGGAAAGCCAACAGCCTGAATTTGAACAGGCGTGGAAATCTGCTGAAGATCTTTTGGATAATCAGTTCATTTCCACGGCTGGAAATATGGGCCTTTCCCGTTGGGAACGGATCTTGGGGATCATCCCCAAAGGAACGGACACCCTTGAAGATCGCCGGTTCCGTATTCTGACCCGTATCAATGAAGAACTTCCGTACACGATCCCGCAGTTGCGGAACATCCTTGAAACCCTTTGCGGGGCCGGTAACTATTCCGCTGAAGTACCGGAAGGAACCTATAACCTTGTTGTGAAGGTTGGTGTGGCGGCAAAGAAAAACTTCAGTGATGTGGAAGCCCTGTTGGATCGTGTGGTTCCCCAAAATATGATCGTGAACCTTTCCCAGCTTTACAACACCCATGCTGAAGTTGGCTTGTTCACCCATGAACAGCTTGCCGCCTATACCCACGATCATTTGAGAAATGAGGTAATTAACTGATGGCAAACAAAACTGAAAACTATGGGTTGGTGAAACCCCTTCCTTCTGAATTCTATGATGTTGAAGTTCAAAACAGTAACATGGATAAGATTGATGCGGGGATGAAAGCCAACGCCGATGAAATCCAAACCCTGAAGGATGGGCAAGAAAACAAGGCGGATTTGGTGGAAGGCAAGGTTCCCGCTGAACAGCTTCCCGCTATGGACTATGAAGCCAAAGGCACCGCCGCAAGTACGGTGAAAAGCCACAATGAGAATGAGGAAGCCCACCCGTATCTTCTGGATCAGATTGGAACCTGTGTAACGGCGGCGCAGAACGCACAGAAGGCCGCTGATGCGGCCTTGGAAGCCGTGTCCAGTATTGCTTTCACCATTGATGTTCTGCCCACCCAAGCTGGTTCCCTGACCTACACCGGCCAAGCCCAAAGCCCTTCTTGGAACAGCTATAACCCCGACACCATGACCATTGGCGGTGTTACTTCTGGAACCAATGCGGGAACCTATGTGGCAACCTTCACCCCTAAAGACAATTATCAATGGAGTGATGGCACCACAGAAGCCAAGGAAGTAAGCTGGACGATTGGCAAGGCTTCCATGGCGATTCCCGTTCAAAGCGGAACCCTTACTTACAACGGATCGGCGCAAAGCCCTTCTTGGAGTAATTACGATTCCGCCAAAATGACTTTGGGCGGCACTACCAGCGGCACCAATGCGGGAAGCTACAACGCAACCTTCACCCCCGGTGCAAACTACAAGTGGAGTGATGGCGCTACCGGTGCCAAAACTGTTGCTTGGACGATTGGCAAGGCGGCGGGTTCTTTGAGCCTGAATAAAACCAGCATGGCTTTGAGCGCTGGCACCCTTACCGGCACCATTACGGCCACCCGTTCCGGTGATGGTGCTGTTTCTGCTGTTTCCAGTAATACCAGCGTTGCAACGGTCAGTGTTTCCGGTAATGTGATCACCGTAACTGCAAAGGCCAAGGGTAGTGCAACCATCACGGTATCTGTTGCCGCTGGCACCAACTACACGGCCCCGACAAGCAAAACTTGTGCCGTAACTGTGACCTTGCCCACTTCCACTCTGACAGATAACAGTTGG